CGCAGGCACGGCGTGTTCGTCAGTTTATGAACTATTACATCACCAATGTGATGGAAGATTACACGCCAGACATGGATCAAATGTTGTTTTATCTGCCGCTAGCGGGCTCAACCTTCAAAAAAGTCTATTTTGACGAGAGCTTGGGCCGTGCAGTCAGCAAGTTTGTCCCTGCTGAGAACCTCGTGGTGCCTTATGAGACGGCAGATTTGGATACTTGCCCGAATATTACGCAAGTTGTACGGATGCCGTTGAATGATTTGCGTAAAAATCAGGTTTCAGGCTTCTATTTGGACGTTCCGGTGACTCCCGGAGAGGGAAAAAGCGATTCTGTTACCGAAGAAATACAGCGAATTGACGGTGTAACCCCTTCTCAGATTGATTATGACGCGACATTGCTTGAGTGCCACGTAGATTTGGACTTGGAAGGCTTTGAAGAGGTCGATAGCGAAGGAGAAATGACCGGGATCAAGATTCCGTACATCGTTACCATAAGTTATGACACCGGAGAGATCCTCGCGATCCGTAGAAACTATGCCGAGGGCGATGAACTACGCAAAAAGATCCAATATTTTGTGCATTACAAGTTTTTACCGGGTTTTGCCTTTTACGGGCTCGGACTTATTCACACAATCGGTGGTTTGTCTAGGACGGCTACCTCTGCATTACGTCAGTTGATTGATGCGGGGACGTTATCGAACCTACCGGCAGGATTCAAAGCCCGCGGACTACGGATCAGGGACGATGATGACCCGCTACAGCCCGGTGAGTTCCGAGATGTGGACGCTCCCGGCGGTGCCATCCGCGATTCTTTGATGCCGTTGCCGTTTAAGGGCCCGGATGCGACGTTATTTAACCTTTTAGGCTTCGTTGTAGAGGCTGGACAGCGTTTTGCGACGATTACAGACCTCAAAGTTGGGGATGGCAATCAGGGAGCCGCTGTCGGCACGACAATCGCGATGCTGGAACAAGGTTCCCGCGTCATGTCTGCTATTCACAAGCGGTTGCACTATGCAATGCGCTTAGAATTTAAGATTCTTGCTCGTGTGATGGGTGAAAGTCTGCCACAACAGTACCCGTACTCTGTCGAAGGTGAAGACGCCAGCATCATGGCAAGCGACTTTGATGAGCGTGTGGATGTAGTTCCAATATCCGATCCAAACGTATTCAGTCAGGCGCAACGGATTGTGATGGCGCAGACTAAACTTCAGTTAGCTGGAGCCGCGCCAGAGATACATAATATGTATGAAGTCTATCGCGACATGTACGACGCGTTAGGTGTGAAAGACGTAGATCGGATCATGAAGGCACCCCCAGAGGATGAGATGGGGCCCACGGATCCTGCACAGGAGAATATAGATGCACTCGACATGGGTCAACTGCAAGCCTTCACGGGGCAAAATCATCAAGCGCATATTATCTCGCATCTGGTTTTTGGTTCAACGCCGATGGTTGCTGGTATGCCTGCTGTGGCGATGGCTCTTCAAAAACACATCATGGAACACGTTAAGCTATCTGCTCGGGAGCGGGCTACGGCTGAGTTTGAGCAGATTACCGCGCAACAAGGACCTGCGGCAAATCCGGAACAACGGATGATAGAGTACGAGGGTTTAGTGGCTCAATACATTGCACAGGGAATGCAAGAAGTTAAAGACCTGTCTCAGCAAATATCAGGACAAGGTCCAGATCCGGTGGTGCAACTGAAGCAACAAGAGTTGCAGTTGGACGCGCAGGAAGCCGAGCGGGATGCTCAGTTGGATGCGGCCAAGCTACAGTTGGATCAGCAGACCTTGCAGATGCGTGATCGTCAGTTCTATGATCGTTTGCAGGCGCAGGCGGCTCAGACACAAGCTCGCATTGATGCAGGTCGAGAACGTGAATTACTCAAGCAGAGAGGAAATTAAAATGTCCAGAGTAAAGATTGTTACAAATACACCCGGTGCGGGTCCAACTCCTCAAAATTATGCAGACATAAAGGGTCAGGGTAAGATTCCTTATGCCAGCGATAAGGAGCTACCAGAGGCTCCAATGGACGTGCCAGATGGAGTAGCTCGTGGTATGGGCGCGGCTAAACGTGGCGGGAACTACAAAGGCATTACGTAATGCCTTTAAAAAAAGAGTCTAGTACAGACAAAAAGCCTCAAAAGCCGCTAATGAAGGCGGCGAAGGGAGGCTTTGTCAAAAGATTTAGTAAGATAGCTAGACCGCAGAGGTTTAGGGGAATCTTCTAATGATCTTTGAAGCTATTGCCGCTGTTGACCTCGCTAACTCAGCAATCAGAGGCATCAAAGAACTTGCTGGACACGTCACCTCCGTCGGGCAGATGGGTAAGCACCTGACCAATCTTGCAGATGCACATGAAGAAATCCAAAGAAAAGCAGATGAAGGAGATTCACAGGCATTTTGGCATCTTGAACAAATTAAAGAACGTGAACGTGAGATAAAAGATTTATTCATTTACGCGGGTAGACCGGGTCTTTGGCAAGATTACCAAACCTTTATGAAAAACCGCAAAGAGTTAAGGCGTAAAGCACAAGAGCGTGAAAAGCGTAGGAAACTGGCTAAGAAGAAAGCCATTAAGGACGGACTTCTTTATACTGCTGTTGTACTTGCTGGTTGCTTGGTCGTCGCTGGTGGCATTTGGCTCCTACTTGCTATCATTGCTATGAAGGGAAGGTGATGTCTTGGGTATTGATGGGAATCTTTGTTGCAGACATGACATTTTATTTTAGGATTCTTGAGATACATTCCACGCACATAGAGTGCTTGTACGCAGGAGAGCAGATGATTCAAAAGATCGGTAAGCCGTTTGTAAACTACAATGTGGTGTGCGTACCCACTAACCAGATTCAGGAAGGGATGTCCTAGTGGCTCAGAAAAAACTTCAGAAAGAATCTATCTATAATGAATACGATGAAGATGGAGATGGCATCGTAACCGATGAAGAGCTATCTCATATTAAGACCATCAAAGAAACCGAAACCGCATTACGTAAAAATTTAGCGCAACTGCGTATGGCAAGATTTACATTAATTGCTATGGGTGCGTTTACAGCGGCGATGTTCTTCGTTCCTTTAGAACGAGTTCAAGCTTTGTCAGATATCAGTAATCTATTCTACATATCGGGCGCGGGTATTGTAGGCGCATATATGGGCACAACAGCATGGATGAGTAAAAAATGATACTAGGTGCATTAGGAAAAATATTGGGTAGTGAGTCGGTCATCAAGAAAGGCATGGATTTGATTGATGATATGCACACCTCTGAAACTGAGTCGATTGAAGCAAAAACACAAGCGAAGGTAGCGTTGATGAACAGTTACGCTCCCTTTAAGGTAGCCCAGCGTTATTTGGCCTTAATGTTTGGCCTGACTTACGTTTTGTGTTTTATCATAGTTCTTGCTATGACGCTAACAGGAAAGGGTGATCCGTCTGCTGTTTCACAGGTGATGGAGCAGTTTCAAATAAACTACGCCATGCTTTTAATTTTGGGTTTTTATTTTGGTGGAGGCGCGATAGAGTCTTTCACCTCTAGGAAGAAGAAAAATGATTGATTTAAAACAATTAAGAATAGAATTGGAGAGCGATGAGGGTTGCATTAACGAGGTGTATTTGGATCATCTTGGATATCCGACTTTCGGTATAGGCCATCTAATACGCGATACTGACCCAGAGTACGGTTGTGATGTGGGTGAAAAAATTAGTGCAGAACGTGTTGCAGAAGCTTTCGAGGACGATGTTCAAATTACTTATAACGACTGTCTCCGATTATATCCAGACTTCGATATGTTGCCCAACGAAGCACAGCTAATCATTGCAAATATGATGTTTAATCTCGGCGCAACCAAATTGGGCAAGTTCAAGGACATGAAAGCCGCTGTGGACGCAAGGTCGTGGGATTTAGCCGCCGACGCTATGGTTGACAGTTTGTGGTATAAACAGGTCACCAACCGCGCAAATCGTTTAGTAAACCGCATGAGAGCAGTAGTTTAGTTACTTATCACCGCGCCTATGCTATATATGGGACTATCTAAGATAAAATGCGGTGATATAAGATAATGAGTGATATATACTTGTCCGAAGCTGTATTTCGGATTATCCGGGATCAGCGGACGGCCATTGTAGACTGCCTGCAATATAACGGCGTAAAAACAATGGAACATTACCGTGAAATGATGGGCATGATGACTGCTCTCGATCACGTTGAACAGGAACTCAAGGGCCTGCTAGATAAACAGGAGCAAATAGATGACTGAAGAAGTCTCAACGCTAGAAGAAGCATATACGGAGGAACGTAAAACGTTTCTTGATCCCGAGGCAATCGGGGCAACTCTCTTAGAAAGACTCCCAACCCCAACCGGTTGGCGAATACTTATCCTGCCGTACCGTGGTAAAGGGAAGACAGAAGGCGGAATCCTTCTGGCTGATAAGACCATTGAGCAACAGCAGGTTTCTACTCAAGTTGGCTACGTCCTCAAAGTAGGGCCATTAGCATACAAAGATACCGACAAGTTTCCGGACGGAGCGTGGTGCGCCGAAAAGGATTGGGTGATGTTTGCCCGCTATTCTGGCTCTCGTTTCAATATTGACGGAGGCGAGGTACGGATTCTTAACGATGATGAAATTCTGGCTCGGATTCTCGATCCGGAAGATGTTTTACATTTCTAAGGGTTAATCATGGCAGAAGAAAGAGACGACAATCAAATTGAACTGGACATTGAAGGTGCAGAAGAAACAGAGGTAGACCTTCAGGTTGAACAACCTGAAGAAAATTCAGTCGAAGTTTCTGTGTCTGAGGAAGATGATAATTTTGAAAAAGCGAATAATGCAACGCAAAAGCGCATTGATCGTTTAACCAAAAAAATGCGTACCGCGGAACGTGAGCGGGAAGAGGCAATTCGTTATGCACAACAAGTGCAAACGGAGGCAGAAGATCTCAAAAAGCGCATGAACAATCTGAGCGACAATTACGTCAATGAATATGCGGGGCGTATAGAAACTCAAACTACTGCGGCAGAGCAAGAACTTGCTCGTGCGATTGAGATGGGTGACACGGCCGGAGTTATAGAAGCTCAACGTAAAATTACCACATTAGCGATTGAGAATGATCGAGCAAAGCAGGCTAAAGTTCAGCAAGAACGATACGCCCAGCAACATGAAGCTCAACAGCAGGCACAAGTTCAACAACCTATGCCGGCTCAACAGCCGCGTCGTCCAGACCCTAAAGCAGAAGATTGGGCAGAGCGTAATGAGTGGTTCGGTCAAGACGAAGCAATGACTTATGCGGTTTTTGGTATTCACAAAAAACTTGTGGAAACGGAAGGATTTGACCCGCAGTCAGATGATTACTACAATGAATTAGACCGACGTATGGCGGATGAATTTCCCCATAAGTTGAAGAATTCGGGTGAAGCTCGCCGTCCCGCTCAGACGGTGGCTTCTGTATCCCGCGGAAAAGCAACTGGGCGCAGTACAGGAAAGGTCCGTCTCTCCAAGACCCAAGTCACTATGGCTAAAAAACTAGGGGTGCCACTTGAAGAATACGCGAAATACGTGAGGAACTAAGCATGACTGAAGAAACGAAAACGGTAAGTCGGGCTTCCCGCGCTAGTGAAACGAGAGCTAAAACGGAACAGCGTAAGCCGTGGGCTCCACCGTCCATGTTGGACGCGCCGCCTGCCCCAGATGGGTTTAAGCATCGGTGGATTCGCGCTGAGACGCGTGGTTTTGATGACCGCAAGAATATCAGTGCAAAGCTAAGAGAAGGATGGGAATTAGTCCGTGCGGACGAGTACCCGGACTTTGAAGCACCGGTTATAGATACAGGTAAATATGAAGGCGTGTTTGGTGTTGGCGGGTTGATCCTCGCAAGGATCCCAGTAGAAACGATTGAGGAGCGCACGGCGTATTTTCGTCAGCGTAATTCAGATCAGATGGAAGCTGTGGATCATGACATGATGCGAGAGAATCAACACTCTACGATGCGGATCAGTAATCCTGATCGGCAACAACGTGTAACTTTTGGTGGCCCTCGCAATAAGTAAGGGTCCCACTGAATAGGAGATGGCCTTATGGCAAACCAAGATACTGCGTTTGGTCTACGTCCTATCGGTTTGAACGGTGCAGGTGCTAACACTACTGGGGTGACTCAGTATGAAATTGCCGCTACAAACACTAACGCTATTTTCCAGTACTCCCCAGTTATTCCACTGGCCGCTGGTGTGATAGATATTGTTGGTAATGCTAATGGCGGAACAGTACCTCTACTGGGCGTTCTGATGGGCGTGGAATATGTAGATAGTTCTTCTAAGAAGACTGTCTTCAAGAACTTCTGGCCGGGTGCTAACAGCGTAAGCGTAGACACGAATTTTCCTGTCAAAGCCTTCGTTGCGGACAACCCAAATCAGTTGTTCATGATAGCCGCAGATGGTAGCTCAACCGACAAAGCAACAGCACAGACCAATGTCTTTGCTAACGCTCCAATGGCAACCGCTACATCGGGTTCTACAAACACTGGTCGTTCCACCGCTGAGTTAGATATCTCAGGGGTTGCAACAACTGCAACATTGCCACTTCGTGTCGTTGGCCTTACTGGCGACGTAGCGAACTTGGACTATGACGCGGCCGGCGTTAACTATGTAGTTCGGCTTAACTTTCATCACAATGCGCCTTGCTCTAGTTCTGATTCTCAGAGCACAGCGGCATCTACTGGCATTTAAGGAGATAGGTAATGGCAATCTCTCGCGCACAATTAGCGAAAGAGCTTGAACCGGGCCTTAATGCCCTGTTCGGGATGGAATATTCGCGTTACGAAAACGAACACGCCGAGATCTTCACAGAAGAATCTTCGGATCGTGCGTTTGAAGAAGAAGTAATGCTGGGTGGTTTCTCTACTGCACCAGTCAAGGGTGAAGGCTCTGCCATCACATTTGACGATGCACAAGAGACGTATACTGCTCGTTACACACACGAGACAATCGCACTGGCCTTCTCAATTACGGAGGAAGCTATCGAGGACAATCTATATGATCGTCTGGCCTCTCGATATACGAGAGCCCTTGCTCGTTCAATGGCACAGACTAAGCAGATCAAGGCGGCGGCTATTTTGAACAATGCGTTCGACACCGGTTTCCCTGTGGGAGATGGTGCGGCACTGTGTTCATCAGCGCATCCGTCCCTGTCTGGAAATCAACGTAACCAGTTGTCCGTAGCGGCTGATCTCAACGAGACTTCTCTTGAGCAAATGCTGATCGACATTGCTGGATTTACGGATGAGCGTGGACTTAAGATTGCAGTTCGCGGCACTAAACTGATTATTCCAAAGGAACTTCAGTTTATTGCAGAGCGCGTTCTGAACTCTAACCTCCGTTCAGCTACAGCAGACAACGACGCAAACGCTCTGAAGAACATGGGTATGCTTCCCGAAGGGGCAGTAGTTAACCATTTCTTGACAGACACCGATGCGTTCTTTGTCATGACTGATGCACCTAACGGTTTTAAATACTTTAACCGTTCGCCAATCAAGACTGCTATGGAAGGTGACTTTGACACCGGAAATATGCGGTTTAAGGCCCGTGAGCGTTACAGCTTCGGCGTCTCAGACTGGCGGTCCGTATTCGGCACAGCCGGCGCGGCATAAGGATTAACATCCTTGATAAAAAGGGCGGCTATTAAGTCGCCCTTTTTTGTTGTAAGATTTAATCGTCTCTGACAACCGCATTGGGCGGTTGACGCAACCCAAGACAGGAGATGACAATGGGTCAAACTACTTTTTCAGGTCCAGTGAGATCTGAGCGCGGATTTACAGCAGTTGGTTCAACTGCTGTAGTAAATATCACTGCTGAAACTACTCTAACCTATGCTGACCACGTTGGTCGTATCATTGAAATCAACGATGCTGACGGTGCGGTCACCCTTCCATCTGCAACTAGCGACACTATTGGTGCCAAGTACACCTTTTTTGTCGGAACTGCCGCAACTGACTTAGACATCAAAACTGATGGCACCGACAAATTTGTAGGTAATCTTGTGTTGGCCGCAGGTGCAACATCTCAGGCTCGTGGTTTCGCACCGGGTGCGACAAACGATGTGATTTCTATGAATGGCTCTACCACAGGTGGACTTGCTGGATCATACGTTGAAATTACAGCAATCGCCGCAGATGAGTATCTTGTTAATGGTACTTTGCTGGGATCAGGCACACTGGCCACTCCATTTGCTGATAGCTAAGAGAGAGGGCTAGATAATGGCGGATTCTGATGTAAGATCAAAACGGATTACTGGGACAGGATCTCTTGGTGTAGGCCCTGCGCGTATCCGTCAGATTCAGTTAACCACTACAACCGGAACACCGCGACTTACCGTTACTGACGGTAGTGGCGGATCAACTGTTTTAGATCTTGACTTTAATGCTTCTACTACGCACTCCGTCAATATTCCGGCGGAGGGTATTAGGGTGAGCGATGTGAACGTGTCAGTGTTTACTGCAATAACTGCCGCTACGGTTTTCTTTAATTAAAAAGCAAATGGCAGAGCGTAAAAAGTCAAAAATGCCCGCTCGGAATAAAAAGAACTTTCGTTCTACCAAATCCGGGGCGGGCATGACCAAAGCAGGTGTTGCGGCTTATCGTCGGAAAAATCCCGGCAGTAAGTTAAAAACGGCTGTTACCGGAAAGGTGAAGAAGGGCTCTAAGGATGCAAAGAGACGTAAGTCTTTTTGTGCGCGTTCTGAGGGGCAAAAGAAAATGCACAATATCGACTGCAAGAAAACACCTAACAAACGTATTTGCGCGGCTCGTAGAAGATGGAAATGCTAATGAGTGTGAATTCTAAAGGTAAAAAAAGAATACAAAAAGTAATTAAAGGTCTTAAAAAAGCATCTAAATTACACGCAGGTCAAGCTAAAACTTTATCTAAAGTAATTCGTGGCAAAAAGAAATGAATGACAAAACCGTGATTAGTTTGTCGTTAGAAGATAAAGAATTGCAAGCCAAAGATGTTTTGTTATTGCTAGAAAAGCACGAGGCTGGATGTAATCTGAGATACGACGCAATTAACGATAAGCTTGTTAGCCAAAGCAAAACGCTTGACACATTGGACATGCGTATGTGGGGCATAGCTGGATTAATAGTTGCAACTTTTTTGGCGGAGAAATTTGTATGAAGAGTCGAGTAAATTTAGGAAACGGAGCTTGTCCTGTTAAGAGAACAGGTGTTGTTCGTAGAATGGCAAAAGGCGGTAAAGTTAAATCGGGGGGCAAGATTTGTCCCGAGGGTAAAGCTTGGGCAAAGCGCACTTTTGATACATATCCAAGCGCGTATGCAAACCTTGCGGCCTCTAAATATTGCAAGGATCCTAATTACGCTAAAAAGTCTAAGGGTGGTAAGCGTAAGGGTAGGTAATGAAGAAAGACCCTAAAGTAGGGAAAGGTAAAAAACCGCCAAATACAGACCGTCGTTTGTATACGGATGAAAACCCGAAAGACACGGTTAGCATAAAGTATGCGACTGAAGCAGATGCTCGTGCAACCGTATCAAAAGTCAAAAAAATAAAAAAACCTTTCGCCCGTAAAATACAGATACTTACCGTGCTAGAGCAGAGAGCAAAAGTAGCGGGCAAACCTAAACAAGCCGCAATTGCTAAACGAGGCAAGCAAGCCATTAGGAAACAGCATGGCAAAGCTTAGATATGATCGATTTTACTATAATCCGCTACCAGACGAAGTCACGCTTGATAATAGCGATATCGACGGTATTGGTGTTTTTGCCTTACAAAATATTGAAGAGGGTGTTGATCTGGGTAGCACCCACATAAAAGTGCCGATGATTGCCGGGTACATTCGGACCCCGTTAGGTGGTTTTTTGAATCATGCGGAAGAGCCTAACTGTTATCTGGCTTTGTCGCAGGATTGGGACGATTATAGGGTTTATAATTTAATTACAATGTGCGAAATCGAGCAAGATGAAGAGCTTACGTTAAATTATGATTTTTGATTGGAGCCGTTATGGGACAACTTAAACAGTGGCTGAAACAAAATTGGGTTCGGATAGGATCTGATGGATCTATCAAAGGTCCCTGTGGCACATCAAAAGATACAAAAAAGCCAGACCGTTGTCTGCCGGCCGCGAAAGCGAGAAGTCTTAGTAAGGCAGAACGGGCTTCGACTGCTAAAAAAAAGAAATCGGCACAGCGTACAGGCAAAAAAGTTGTAAAAAACACACCGAAAGCAACGGTGAAAATGGGCTCTGGGGGTGTCGCAGGACGCCTTAACAAAGGGTGCGGGGCAGTAATGTCTAATCGTAGAAAGCGGACGAAATATTCATAGGAGGTCATTATGAAAAAGTCCAAAGGAAACATGGTTATGAAAAAAGCCAAAGGCGGCATGATTATGAAAAAGGCCAAAGGCGGCATGATTATGAAAAAGGCCAAAGGTGGTCCTGTGATGAAAAAAGCCAAAGGCGGCATGATTATGAAAAAGGCCAAAGGCGGACCTGTAATGAAGAAAGCCAAAGGCGGACCTGTAATGAAGAAAGCCAAAGGCGGAACAGTTCGTAAAATGAGTAAAGGCGGAACAGTTCGTAAAATGAGTAAAGGCGGAACAGTTCGGACTACGGTTGTAAGAGGAATCTAATTTGTCCTATTTAATTAGCAATATCCCACATTTTAAATGCTGGGTGCGGCGCGAGTTTACCTGTAATCATGAACGGTATCATGGGGAATATCTCCATGCACTCGCGATTGCTGTCAACACAATTCCTGATAGATCTTTAACTTTTCAAGTAGTTTTTACTGGATGTGAAAGACATTTAGAAGACAGTGATGAAAATTTACACGGGGGTGCAATGTGGGCTCGTATGCCGATAGAAGCCTTAGTCGCTGACATCGATATTGATGGTTGGCCAGAGAGAATGGAAGACCATCTTTGTCAACCTTGGGATTGCGAGTCGTTTAATCATTCTGTTGTCGTGTTAGATCGAGTCAGTTCTAGTCCTTGGATCGCCAAGGTCAATCATGAATTTTATGAGGCGCGATACATGTTTACTGTTGACTATACGGAAAATGCTATTGCAGATAGCCCCGATCAACATAAACAAAGTCATGTTTTGTATTTAACAGAGGGCCCGTGGGAGGGTAACGTGGTTGCTTTGCCTAATAATCGGGTTAGAGCTACAAGTCCTGCTCTATGGGATACCGGCGAGGGTGCCCCAGACTTCAAGCCTAGTCAATATCTACATTCGGCCGAGGGACATACAAGTTACACAGATCCTGATATAGTGTTTGATAACCTTTATTCAGATGGAATAGAAGAATGACGACTTCTAGCTCAACAGATTTTGAACTTGATGTAGCCGATTACATTGAAGAAGCTTTTGAACGCTGTGGGTTAGAGGTTCGCACTGGTTATGATCTTAAAACAGCTAAACGCTCCCTTAATTTAATGTTGGCAGAGTGGGCAAATCGTGGTCTTAATCAATGGACTATTGAACAGCGTTCTTTTACAGTTACGTCAGGAACCGCCGCCACAGCACTGGGCACAGACGTTATTGACATACTATCGGTAGTTGTTCGTCGTAGTGGAACGGATTTTGCGCTAGACAGGCTTAGTCGAGACGAATATTTAAACATTCCAACTAAAACAACCACCGGGCGTCCAACACAGTTTTTTTTAGATCGTCAGATTACGCCAAATCTTAAAATTTGGCCGACGCCGGAAAACAGTTCAGACGTTATTTTTTACGACGCGCTTACCCGAATACAGGATGCTGATACGCAAGTTAATACCTTAGAGGTTCCGTTTCGGTTTTACCCTTGTCTAGCCGCAGGTCTTGCTTATTACATTGCTTTGAAGCGAGCCCCTCAACGGTTACAAATATTAAAAGCCGTATATGAGGAAGAATTTGAACGAGCTATGACCGAGGATCGAGATCGAGCGTCGTTTAACGTTGTTCCGCAGTATGAGTATTTTAGGACAACCTAATGTCTAAATTTGCTAGCGGTAAATTTGCTTACGCTATTTCTGATAGATCGGGTCAGCGTTATCGCTACAAAGACATGCGAAAAGAATGGAACGGTGCATTAGTTGGAAAGGACGAATTTGAACCGAAACACCCTCAATTAGGTCCTTTTCGTAGCGTTGTAGACGCGCAGGCAATAAAAGACGCTAGACCGGCTAGAAAAGAGCCCTTTGAGGTATATGTGGGTGTTCCAACAGTGGAACAGCCTACGTTAAAGCCTTTGGTGATCTATGCTAAAGTCGAATCGGTGGAGGTAAACATAACATGAGCTTTACATACGCCCAGCTTAAACAGGCAATACAAGACTATACGGAAAACAACGAGACGACATTTGTTACTAATTTGCCTGTTTTTATAAGAGCCGCAGAAGAACGTATCTTAAAGAATGTGCAATTAAACCTATTTCGTAAAAACGTTTCAGCTAACTTCACTTCATCTAATCAGTTTTTAGCGTCGCCCTCTGATTTTCTTGCTCCGTTTTCGCTTTCTTTCACCACCTCTGGTGGTGAAAAAGTTTTCTTATTGTTTAAAGACGTTAATTTTATTCAAGAGTTTAATCCATCGTCTTCTACTACAGGGGCTCCTCGATACTACGCTGTTTTTGACAATGGTAATTTTATTATTGGACCAACCCCAGATTCTGCGTATGCCGCTGAATTACACTATTACTATCGACCGACTAGCCTTACTGCTGGTGCAGATTCTGGAACTACGTGGCTTTCTGAAAATGCTTCGCTTGCAATGTTATATGGCTCTTTAGTTGAAGCTTATGTTTTCATGAAGGGTGAGCCTGACCTGACACAAATTTACAGTCAAAGATACGCTGAAGCGTTGGCGACGTTGAAGGTTCTTGGTGAGGCTGAAGAGACTACGCAGGAATACACGGCAGGACGTATCGTAATACCTAAACAGTAGAAGTTTACACTTTCTCCCCTTTATGCAAAACTCTTATATTATCGCAGACGATATTTGAGAGGTTTAATGAAATATAAAAAGTTAAAAGGTGCCAAAATCGCTCTTGTAGCCATGGGTAAATCTCAAGTTAATTTTGCTATGGCTTTAGCTTTTTCTCAAAAATTTAATGAGGTCTGGACGATAAATGCCACGGCGGGTATTTACAAAACAGACCGTATGTTTATGATGGATCCGCCAACACGATTCTTAGATGGTGAACAGGCTGGCGGACAGACAGGCATTGTTTCTGAAGTTATTTCTAGCAAGCAAGACTTTCCTATTTACAGTTGCACTGTAGATGAGCGGTGTCCTTCGGTGGAAAAATATCCTATAGAGCAGGTCATAAGAACTACGGGCTGTTCGTATTTAAATAATACTGCGGCGTATGCTTTAGCTTATGCACTCTATCAAGAAGTTGGAGAGTTAGCTATTTACGGAATTGACTTTTCTTATTCTGAAGCAGTTCACTTTGCTGAAGCGGGACGAGGCTGTTGTGAGTTTTGGTGCGGTTTAATTTGTGCCAACGGCATAAAACTTTCGATAGCGCCTGATTCTCCTTTTATGGACGCAAACATTCCTCCGCATCAGAAACTTTACGGTTATCATCGCTTAAACGATCCACCGCATGTTTCTGTTACAGATGAAGGCGTTATAAACATTCAACCTTTATCTAGCATTACACAAGCTCCAGAGCCTGTAGATGCTGATGAGCTATACAGAGGATAACTATGCTTAATTTAAAAACTATCGGTTCTGTGGAACCACCAACAATCGTGACGAGCAGTAATGGTGGTCACTCTCCGGAACAAGTCGCAGACTTTTGTGTTAATAAGTTAATCAATGTTGGAGATAATGCTCATCCACTTCTTCAGGCACAGGCAAGAGCCTTTAAGGATCAAATGCTTGCAGTTGTTACTCATTACATTAAAATGGGAATTGAGCAGGATCGTGCTACACTGTGTGCAGACCTCCGTAAGGCAGGTCAACATGAACTTGCCGATCAACTGAGGAGATTATGATATGGCATTTACCGGAAACTTCATGTGTACCTCGTTTAAAGGCGAGCTTATGGAGGGCACTCACAACTTTAAGTCTAGCGGCGGTAATACTTTTAAGCTAGCTCTGTACAGCAATAGTGCTAGTTTCACGGCGGCAACTACTGGATACACAACTTCAAACGAGGTTAGTAATTCAGGGTCGTATGCCGCGGGCGGAGGTGCTTTAACGAATTCTGGTGTTACAACATCGTCAACTAAAGCTTTCACTGACTTCGCTGATTTGTCTTTTACTACGGCAACGATCACTGCTAGAGGTGCTTTGATTTATAATGACAGCGCGACCGGAGATCCGGCAGTTGTTGTTTTAGATTTTACTGCGGATAAGACGTCAACAGCAGGTACATTTACAATCGTCTTTCCGGGCGGGGCTAGTCCTACTTCATCGAACGCGATTATTAGGGTCGAGTAATGTCCAGTCCCGCTAGCGGCTGGGGCCGTGCGGGATGGGGTCAACTTGCATGGGGAGAGGGCGAAGCTGACGCTGTCGTTCCTTTTTCCGGTTGGGGTCGAGCGGGTTTTGGTGAGCTTGGCTGGAATCAAGGTGATGTAGCTGTTGCTACGGCAACAGGTCAAGTTGGTTCAGTATCCGTTTCAATAGGAGCTTCAGTCTCCGCTACTGGTCTTTCTGCATCTGGTGATGTTGGATCAGGTACGGCATCTGGTGATTCAAATACCACTGAAACAGGTGTAGCCGCATCTGGTGATGTTGGGGCCGTTATTATAACGGGAGCGTCTAGCGTTACTGAGACGGGTTTAGCCGCTTCGGGTAATGTTGGATCTGTCACCGTTACAGCAGATATCACTGTTACAGCACAAGCTCTTTACGCTAGAGGTAACCCTGATCTAGCCGGGGCGCTTAACGCTGAATACTTTGTTCCTACAGACACAGGTAATCCAAATGTCACAGTCATGGCATTTGAAGACAGCACCACTGTTTCTGCTGATGGATCTTCTCTTGGCACAATTAGTTCGGCTGGCGGGACGCTTACTGTTAGTGCGTCCGACTACGAAAACAAACTAATATCTGCTGACAAACCAATCACACTACAGAGTGCTAATAATGAAACTACTGGGGTGCCTACATCTTGGCAGGGTACGTCGTTCGGTTTCAGGAACACCCGTACAGGCGTTGTTCTACAGTTTAGATCAATATCCGGCACCGCAACCGTCCAGATATTTAAGGACGGGTCATTAGAAACAACACTGAGTGTTCCAGACAACACTACAACGTCCCAAACCTATGCGGATGATGCAAGTAATCCTACCTTTCAGATAATTTCTGATTTACCGATTGTTGCTTTCAAATCAGGAAACGCCAGCCTTCAAACAGATACACATCCCCTATTCCCTGCAAGCAGAGAAATATATGGCTTTGCCTCAAACAGTGGAACGGTTGTTAAAGTCGAAGACTATGGATCGTCAGCCAGTTACGTAGAGTTTCGTTCAAACGGTGGAGGCGGCACATCTACCACAATAAGCACATTTAGGAATACAGGTGGTAACACATCAGATTATAAAGGCCCCTCTGTCCGTGTCGTCACCGGGGCCGATGTAGCCGGTTTTGCACTAGCCGATGGTGACGGTGGAGAGAAATCAAGCTGGATAGCACAAGGCTGTTTTGCTCACGAGTTTAGATTAATCGAAGCCGCAGAGTTTCTCGCCATCATGGGTGCGCCGGGAACCGATAGTCGCAATATTAATGTTTTCGACTCAAGCGGTAATCTAATTGACACCGTTCAACTTAGTGGCGATACGAGCGGCTCAGACTTTCCGACTCATGTTCAAATAGTTTCTAACTCTACAACAGACTCCAACCTCACGCCTGTTGCAAAGTCTTACGACCTAACCGCTGGTATGCGGATCGTATCTGAAGTTCCTGTCGGAGTTATTGTTGAAGACGATAGTGGCGACAACGAAGAAAACCTTTTCGGATTAAGAACTTTTCCCGGTTTAGTCAATGCAGATGCCAATGTAGCGGTTAGTGCCGTTTCTGCCACAGGTAAGGTTGGTTCAGTTACCCTCTCTGGTAATTCAAGTGTTATAGGTACAGGAGTTGCCGCATCAGGAGATGTTGGATCTGTAACAGTTACAGCCGACTCTAATGTCACAGGCACAGGATTAGCCGCATCAGGAGATGTCGGCTCAGTTACCGTAACCGGCACCGGCACTGTCACAGAAACAGGCTTAAAAGCTACCGGGGAGATTGGCACTGTAACTGTTACCGGAGATAGTAACTTATCGCTTACCGGTTTAAACGCGACGGGACAAGTTGGAACCGCTGTAGGTAAGGCTGACATTTCAATCACCGTAGGAAGTCTATCTGCTACAGGAGACGTAGGTTCAGTTACCGTAGAACTTGCTGGAAGCGTAGAAGTTTTTGTTACGGGTCAGTCGGCTACTGGTCAAGTAGGAACCGGCACTACGGTTACAGCGGATTCCAACGTTATAGAGACTGGATTAGCCGCATCTGGACAGGTAGGCGCTGGATTTACAGTAGCTGGTAATTCTAATGTTACTGGAACAGGTCAGTCAGCGACCGGTCAAGTTGACGGCGGTTCTACTGTTGTCATTGATTCAAGTATCACAGAAACAGGCTTAAAAGCTACCGGTCAAGTTGGCAACGGTTTTTCTGTAACAGGTGATTCTAATCTCACTCTTGGCAGTTTAGCCGCCGCAGGACAACCCGGCGTGGTTACAGTTGATTTAATTCAACCAGTGGATGTTACCGGTGTTGCCGCTACAGGAGACGTTGGAACAGCAACCGCCATTGGTGTCGCAGAAGTAGATGTTAGCGGTGTTGCCGCATCGGGTAATGTAGGCACAGCGACAGTTACTGCGGGTGCAAATGTTTCAGAGACAGGTTTAAAGGCTACAGGTAATGTTGGCACAGCAACCGCTATCGCAGACGTTGATATTTCTGTTACAGGCGTTAACGCATCAGGCGATGTTGGCACAGTAACAATAACTGCTGACGCAAATGTTTCCGAAGAAGGGTTGTCTGCATCAGGTGCAGTTGGAAGTCCTACAATAACTGGTACTTCTAACGTTTCTATCACAGGTGTATCGGCATCCGGAAATGTCGGCACGGTAACCACTACAGCAGATGCTAACGTTTCTGTTACCGGTGTAGCGGCTACAGGACAACTCGGTTCAGTTACCGTTGAGCTATTACTTGAAGTAGATGTTACAGGTGTAGCGGCCACAGGAGACGTTGGCACCGCAACAGTTACTGGCGACAGTAATATAACTGTCACAGGCGTGACCGCTAGCGGCCAAGTTGGTTCAGTTACCGTTGATTTAGTTCAATCAGTAGCTGTCACGGGTGTAGCCGCTAGCGGACAAGTTGGTTCAGTTACCACCACGTCTGAATCAATTGTCACTTTAATTGGTGTGAGTGCTAGTGGTGCTGTGGGCGAACTTTTCTTATGGGGAGAGATTATCCCTGACCAAAACGCATCTTGGAGTGAGATATCTAGCGGTGCAAGTACCAGCTATAGCCAGATTACGCCATCTCCGGGTAATACGTGGAGTAACATTGTTCCTAGTGAACAAACAACTTATACTGAAGAGACACCTAGTCCCGGTACTAATTGGGATGATGTAGCGGCTTAGAGGATTTTACGATGCCTAGCACCTATACAACTAATCTCGGTATTGAAAAGATTGCTACCGGGGAACAATCGGGAACGTGGGGAACAACCACTAACACCAACCTAGATATAATTGATGAAGCAGTTAACGGTATTCTCACAGTCACCTTGTCTAGTGCGGGTAGCTCCGGTTCTCCGACGGCTCTTCCTATTACTGATGGTTCTTCTTCAACCGGTAGAAACAAATTTATTGAATTTAACGATGGGGGAGATTTAGGTGGCACTGCTTTTGTACAGCTAACTCCTAACGATGCTGAAAAAATAGTTCACATGCGAAACAGCTTGTCTGGTAGCAGAGCAGTCATTGTTTTTCAAGGCACCTACAACTCATCTAACGATTTTCAAATTGAAAACGGTAAAGATGTATTATTAAAGTTTAGCGGCACGGGCAGTGGCGCGACTGTTACAGACGTCTTCGCAGATTTAGCGGCCACTAAACTTAGCGTCACTGGCAACATAACTGGCTCTGACATAACTGCTTCCGGAACACTAAACGTTACAGGAGATACATCTTCTGGGGATGATGCGGCCATTGGTTTCACTTCTGCCGAAGGTCTAATCCTTACGGGTCAAGGTTCTACTAATGATGTAACCGTTAAAAACGACGCTGACGCAGATGTTCTGGTGATCCCAACAGGAACTACCAACGTAGATATTGTAGGTGACGCGACTGCCGCGACCTTTAAACCAGATGGGGATACTTCAGCAGGAGATACAGCCGCTATTGGTTTTACTTCTTCTGAAGGATTAATTCTGACAGGTCAGGGATCGTCTACTGATGTGACGATTAAAAACGATGCAGATGCAACTGTTGCCTCAATCGCAACCGGTACAACCGTTTTAACCATAAACGATGATGTAACTGTCGTGGGAAGAGCAGTTGGAAGCACGATCACTGCCGAAGACAATGCCGTCTATGATTTAGCCTTGGGTAATAATTTTACAACCACAACAGCAGGAACTGTGACTTTAACCTTTTCAAACAAAGCCGCAGGACAGACAGGCTGTATTAAGTTTGTTAACGGTGGAGGTCATACTGTAAACGCTCACGACGATGTAGCAATAAGCGCGACAGGGTTAGCGGCATTAGCTGTTACAGGAACCTACCTAGTAACTTACTATGTTACAGCCGCAAGTGGCGACAATACAGTTTTACTCAGCGTCACAGCCGCATTAACTTAGGGATAAGCCATGAGCATTATTCAAGGTGTAGGGTCAGGCGAAGTATCGACGGGGTTTTATCCGTTTCCTATAGGTCAGTCGTTGAGATTTAATGCAGGTGACTCAGCTTTTTTAAGCCGTACAACAGGCAGTGCCACTAACACGTTTACTTTTTCGACTTGGTTGAAGCGTGGGGATATTTCTGCCGGAGACTTTCAATATATTTTTTCGAGCGGAGCTTCTGGGCTAGCAATTGGGCAAGCCTCTAATGCAACGTTGAAAGATAGATTTTATGTACACGATGGTTCATCTAATCAAGAAGCTGATCCACTAATACGTGATCCTAGTTCTTGGTATCACGTAGTGCTTTCTGCGAATTCTGGAACGGGCGTACTCTACATAAATGGTGAATCTGTAAAAACAGGTATTAGTGTAGCGTCTTTATCTACCGGATCAGGGCTGACCCGCATAGGAAGATTTGGGGATGGCAGTTTCTATTTAGATGCATACTTAGCAGAAACGCATCTTGTCACTGGATCAGCATTAACACCAAGCTCTTTCGGTGAAACCAAAAACGATATTTGGGTTGCTAAGGCTTACACCGGATCACACGGAGATGACGGTTTTAAACTTACGTATGCTGATTCTTCTGACATAGGAAACGATTCTTCTGGCGAAAACCATGATCTTACAAATACTAATTTAACAGCAAGCGACGTGGTCAATGATAGCCCAACAAATAATCATGCCACACTCGGAGCGCAACGAATTATAACCCACACCCTATCGGAGGGCCGGTTGAAAAGTACAAATACCGGCAGTACACACGGTGGAACCACGGCAACTTTTAACTATCCAACATCAGGCAAGTGGTACCACGAAGTAACAATTAATTCTACGGATAGTAGTACAGGCAACGGTGCGGCGATTGGAAACCAAATAGACAGAAATTCTACTGATTGGGGAAACTATGCCAATTTAGTAGGGTATCTTGGAAACGGTCAAAAAACCATCGAATCAGGTCGCACAAGTTATGGGAGTGCCCAAGCCAACAATAATATCATTGGTGTGGCTTATAACGCCGACGATCAGGAATTAGAGTTTTATTTAGCTAGTTCTGCTGGTCAAACTGCGACAAGTCAAGGAACAATACCTACATCAGAAATGGATGGGGTTTTGGATTTCAATAATTTGTGTCCAATAGCCTTTGGCAGGAATACCACAACAACATTTAATTTTGGTCAAAGTGCTTTTAATGGTACGGACGGTTCAGGAACATTGCCTACCGGGTTTAAAGCACTGAATACAGCTAATCTACCTGATCCCGTCATTGATCCGAATAAAGGAGAAACACCAGATCAGTATTTTAATTCAGTCCTATGGACGGGTAATAATTCAAGCCGAAGTATAACAGGCGTTGGATTCCAGCCTGATTGGGTATGGATTAAGAACCGCCTAGCGGCAAATTCACATGCTTTGACAGATAGTGTACGAGGCGTGACAAAAGAATTGAGATCAAACAGCACAGCCAAAGAGCAAAACCCTAATGCACAGGCGTTGACAGCTTTTGATGCTGATGGTTTCAGTATAGGTACTGATGGTGCTTACAATACGGACACTGAGACTTACGTTGCTTGGTGTTGGAAAGCTGGAACTACCTTTAGTAACTCTGGCGGTTCTAATGATGCAACAATCGCATCAACAGGATCAGTTAATGTTGAAGCTGGCTTTAGCATCGTGTCTTATACAGGGGACGGAAATGATAACGCCAAATTTTTTCATGGACTAACACGAGCACCTGAATTAGTAATACTGAAAGATCGAGATAACGACTCGACTAATTGGAGAGTTGGAGCCACTGCAATCGATTCATCGTATGATCAAGTTCTCAATTTAAATTTAGCAAATCAAGCGGCATCTGCTTCAACGATTTTCAGTGCCGTTGCACCCACAGCTAACGTCATCACGCTAGGCACGGAGGCCGATGCAAACGGTATCGGAAGAGATTTTATTTGTTATTGTTTCGCATCCAGAGAGCAATATCTGAAAATTGGTACTTACGAAGGCAACAATTCTACAGATAATGCTTTTGTTTTCACTGGATTTAGACCTGCTTTTCTTATGATAAAAAATGTGGATGCTACAGGCAACTGGGGTATCTGGGATATTAAAAGAGATACGTTTAATGTTTCATTTCATATTTTAAGAGCCGATACGACGGATACTGAAGGCACCGCGCAACCCAACAATAATATAGATATACTGTCAAACGGCTTCAAGGTAAGAGGGACTACTGGTGTATCCGGTGACGCTGTAACTTATCTTTATATGGCGATTGCTGAACAGCCGTTTAAGTATGCTAATGCAAGGTAGGAGATTTTTATGTGGAAGCTAGGTGATAAAATTATACGAGAGGGACAGCCTTGGGTCGGGTCTGATGGCACTCAATACTCTTCTTTGTGGGCGCGAATGACGGACACAGAAAAGAAAGCCGCAGGTTTAACTTATGTAGCTGACCCAAAGACTTGGGACAATAGGTTTTACTGGGGGTGGGACTCAGAAGAAAAAAATCTAATCGAAAGAAAGATAAATGACGAAGACGCTACAGATGAAAGCGGCAAAAAATTAAAAGATGAAAAAGGCAATCAAGTCGTCAACCTTGGACTTAAATCAGTTGCTATCGCCAGAACGAAAGAATCGGCGAAAGGTTTATTAGAAAAAACAGATTGGTATGTGACACGTAAGGCAGAGGCGGGAACTGCTATACCATCCTCTGTTACAACTTATAGGACTGCTGTCCGAGATAAATGCAAAACTATCGAGGATGCGATAACTGCTTGTGATACTCACGCAAAGTTTATGGCTCTGTATGATGTTCCTGTTGATGGCAAAGGTGTTGCAACAGGTAATGCGCCGATCAACGACTGGCCTGATGAAATCTGATGCCTTTAACTAAGCTACAGTTTAATCCCGGAATCGTAAAAGAGACGACTTCTTATTCTAATGAGGGTGGATGGTTTGATTGTGACAAGGTTCGGTTTAGACAAGGGTATCCGGAAAAGATAGGCGGCTGGACAAAAGTTTCTAGTTCTCAGTTTGAAGGAACGGCTCGTGCTTTACACCCGTGGGTCGCTTTGGATGGTTCAAGTTTTTTAGGTGTGGGGACGAACCTTAAATATTATATTGAAGAGGGCGGAGGCTTCGCTGACATTAATCCTGTCCGAGCTATTTTTTGTTCGGTTGATTTAAGCAGTAACGGTGTCTCTGCAACAGGTGCAGTAGGAAATGTTAACTCCATAGAAGAAACTTTAGACACGGGCGTTAGAGCGACAGGTCAGGTCGGCTCTGTCGAAGTTTTGGAATCAGACTTACTTGCCTTTGGAGTCGTAGGCTCTGTTACCGTTAGTGTTGTTAACGGTGGTAATGTAAACGTTAATGTTTAGGAGTAAAGATGCCTATAAACTGTTTTGCAACGACCTCCGGCTCTACCACCGTTACGGTTAACATTGCTAATCACGGTGCGATAAATACTGCTTACGTTAGCTTTTCTGGAGCAACAGCGGTCGGCGGTGTTCCTGCGTCTGACCTTAACAAAGAGCATGAAGTTTCAAACGTAACCTCCAGTAGTTTTACTATTACGGTAAGCACTACAGCTAGTTCCACTGTTTCCGCGGGTGGGGGCTCTGCAATTATTGCAGAGTTTCAAGTCAATCCCGGCTTGGACACGGTTGTTCCGGGAAATGGATGGGGAGCCGGAACGTGGGGTCGTGGGACATGGGGCTCTGCCAGCACCTCACTTGCAACCAGCGACGTTTTAAGGCTTTGGTCTCATGATAATTTTGGTGAAGACTTAATTATTAACATTCGTAACGGCGGTATTTTTTACTGGGATAGAACTAACGGAGTTTCTTCTCGGGCAATTCCACTTCATTCTTTAGCCGGTGCAGATTCAGCGACGCCTCAAGTTGCAAAAAAGGTGCTTGTCTCAGACAGAGATCGGCATGTCATTGCTTTTGGGTGTGATGCTATTGGTAGTATCGGAACAGTAGATCCTTTGTTAATACGTTTTTCAGATCAAGAAACTCCTACAACGTGGTTACCAACTGCCACAAACACTGCCGGGGATCTTCGAATATCCTCGGGTTCTGAAATTGTTACGGCGGTAGAAACAAAACAACAGATGTTAGTTTTTACCGATGTTTCTTTACACGCAATGCAGTTCTTAGGGCCACCCTTTACTTTTGGGCTAGGTATTCTTTCTGAAAATACAACAATCATAGCTCCAAACGCCGCTATCGCTGTAGACGATATTGTATTTTGGATGGGAGAACAGGACTTCTACATCTACACAGGAGCCGTGCAAAAGTTACCTTGCACCGTTTTAGATTACGTGTTCAGTGATTTTAACTTGTTGCAAAAAGAAAAAGTTTTTACAGCTATAAACAGTTCTTTTGGTGAAGTATGGTGGTTCTACCCGTCTAGCACCGCTACTGAAATAGACCGATATGTCATTTACAACTATGAACAAAAGATATGGTATATCGGAAACTTAGAAAGAACCGCATGGGTTGATAGAGGCATTAGATCTAATCCTATCGCGGCGTCTTCAACAGGGCATTTGTTCTTTCATGAAGATGGTTTTGATGATGGGTCCACGACACCTCAAACAGCCATCACTGCCTTTATTGAATCAAGTCAACAAGACATTCAGGATGGAAACGACTTTGTATTTTTGCGTCGTTTGATACCGGATATTACTTTCCGTAATTCAAGCACGGACGCGCCTTCTGCGGTCTTTACTCTAAAAGCGCGTAACTTTCCGGGAGCGACTTACTCAAATACAGACGATTCAACTGTGACTCAATCGGCGTCAGTTCCCATAGAGCTATTTACCAATCAAGCCCATGTTCGTCTACGTGGGCGGTCGTTTGCTTTGCGTGTAGAGTCTACGGCTACAGGTACAGGGTGGCGGTTAGGTTCTCCGCGTGTGGATATTCGACCGGATGGTAGCCGATGAGCAGAGGTTTAATACGCCCGTTCTTTCCGCAAGCTCCGGTCAGCTACAACCAAGAGTATCAGGATCAGATTGTTCGAGCCTTTTCTATCTTTCTTGAGCAAGTGCAAAACCCCGGCGAAACGCGGCACACAAACCTTACACTTACTACTTTACAAGAAGGTAACGACGTAGGACTTGAAGTGGGAGCAGTTTTTGAGGTAGACGGTATACTAAAGATAAGTCAGGCAAACCGGCCACATGTAGCAGGTGTCGGAGCAACAACTAATTTAGGTCAAGTAGAGGTGAGTATAGAATGACTGCAAAAGCTGAAGACACTGTTCATTGTGCGTCATGTCCGAACGAGGTAAACACTCCTGAAGAGATAGCAAGCTATCCTGAAGGTAAATGTCCAGAATGCGGTAATTCTTGGACCGGATCTGAGAAACGCAGTACAATGATTGAAGTAACAGTACCTAGTGCAAGCGGAGCTACTCAATAATGGCACAAGCGCAACTGATAGAAGAAGAAGTACCAGCCGGCGGGATTGCCGATTTTATAATGACCGCCGAAGAAATCGCAGACCTTGAAAAAGAAGAAGCGAAAGAGGCGTTTGGGTCTGCTGGTATTGCTAACTTTGAAGATGTTGCGAAGCGCATGGCGTCTTATGGTCGTTATGGCGACGATAAAGTAGCTCACGTTGAGACAGGCGAGCTTCTCGTACCACGGGCCCTGATCGAGGGTAATCCGGAACTCAAAGAGTCTATTTTTAGTCACCTCCGCGAAATGGGCGTTGAAAACCCAGAGCGGTATGTCGTTGGTTCTGGTGAGAACTCAATCAACCCTGATACCGGGTTACCTGAATTTTTCTTCAAATCAATTCGACGGGCTGTTTCCAAGATTGGTAAAAGCGTAAGCAAAGCAGTCAGTAAGGTCGGCAAGGTACTGAAGAAGGTTGCTCCAGTGGTTCTGCCGATTGTGCTTGGTGCAGGACCCCTTGGTGCCATGTACGGAGCGGCGTTGGGGTCGGGTATCGGCACCTTAATCCAAGGCGGTAACCTTAAAGATGCACTCAAATCTGCATTAACCGCGGGAGCCATTGGTGGTATTACCGCAGGATTTACCGGTAAAGGTAGCTTCCTTGAAAATGTTAGCAATGTCGCAAAAGACCCACTAGGTCGCCTTTCACAGGCAGGATCAGGTATTTCTAAAGCATTTGAAACAGGGTCTATTGGAGAGGCGTTTAAATCATACGTACCTCCGGCTAGTGTAGAAGCGACTGTGCCACAGCCAACTGCGGCAGAAACTTTAACAGAAGTGGCACCTTCAGAGACCCCGGTCACTACAGAGGCCACCGTAGAAAAAGCCTTGAGCCCTTCAACTGATCCTAATATTCCATCAGTTGATGATCCTTTTTTTCAAAACCCAGACGGTTCGTTTGATGCTGAGAAATATTATGAGATGAGTCGTAGGGGAATATTAGATGGACGGATTGTTGACGGTAAAATAATATATGACACCTCTTATATTCCATCCACGGAAGATCTTTCCGCGATGGCCGGTCCTTACAAAGCACAAGCTGACGCAATGGCGAAGGCAACTCCGCTTACCGTTCCCGCCGGGTCTAGTTTTGTAGATACCGCCGGAGATTATATGTTTCGTGGTGGCCAAACAGAAGCACAAGTTAGTGCCGCAAAAGAGGCGGCATATAACGACGTTTTAGCTAGAACCGGGGATGAAGTTTTGGCTCGACAAGCTTTTAATGATGCAGGTCCGGGCTTTATAAAGCGTTACGGCCCATTAGCCGCGGTTGGTACAGGTGCCGCCGCGTTGGGCGGTTTCTTTGAAGCGGCTCCACAAGAAGATCCAAACCTTGTCGATCAGCGCACAGGGGCAGACCTCATAGCAGAGAACCCAGAAGAATACAGGCTGTCTCCTGAAGCAAGGACACCATCTTATGCACAAGGTCCGTTTACAGTAGGTACTGAGTACGGGCTACCTTCTTTCTTGCAAAGACGTAACCCGTTTGTGCGTCCACAAATGTTTGCGGCAGAGGGCGGACAAGTTTTTCCACGTCGAACTGGCGGAATCATGCCTGACGAGGGTGTACCCGACGAAGACAGCGTCCGCGCTTTATTGATGCCCGGTGAATTTGTAATGACAAAGAAGGCCGTAAAGGGGCTTGGCAATGGCAGTATGACGCAGGGTATTAACAACATGTATTCAATGATGCGTAACCTCGAAAACAAAGGACAAATGATGTCATGAGTGTAACCGAGCAGATAGTCCGCGAAGCTCCCGAAATTGAAGCCTATAAGCTAGGCCTTTTAAAAGATGCTAGGGCTCTTGCTGACCAACCCATCACTTTACCGGTACAACAAGTTGCAGAACAGGCCGGGTTGCAACAGCAGGCGGCGCAACTAGCGGCACAAGGTATTGGTAGTTTTACACCGTATTTAGAACAGGCCGGTTACACGATGGGCGATGCACTGCGAGCCATACAACCCGGTGCTGTCACAGAATACATGAACCCCTATCA